AAATCCTTTTGAAAGCATAGCTGCAAGTTCTAGAATTATAAATGTATCAGAACAAGGTCACGGTAGATCAACTGGAGATACTGTAAGATTTAGAGGTACAAGATATATTACATCTGACCCAGATGGGTTTCAAAATCCAGTAGGATTTGATGGTATTACAGCAACTAATTTAGCTAAAGCCGCTGGTTACTCGATAACTGTAGGCAAAAGAGATTCAAGCGGAAATATTACAAACACAGAAAATTTCTATCACTTTACTGTAGACACGGATACTGCTACAACTGGTGATATATCAGGAGGAGGAGAAGGTTGTTCGTCAGGACCAGCAACCTTAACAGCATAATATGGCAGGAATTAGTTACTCAGATTTAAGAACGAATATTAGAAACTACACAGAAGTTAGTTCTACTGTGTTGTCCGATTCTGTTATAGAAAATATTGTATTAAACGCAGAATACAGAATTTTCAGAGATGCTCCTATTGATGCTTATAGAAAAATAGCTCAAGATAATTTAGTAGCTAACCAAGAACATGCAAACTTACCAGCAGGAGCTTTATTTGTAAGAGCAGTTCAAGTTGCTGATTCTACATCAGATTTTAATAACCCTATTTACTTAGAAAAGAGAGATGTAACATTCTTAGATGAATATAATGCTTCACGTGCTACAGGAAGACCTAAATACTTTGCTATGAAAGGCGGAGAAACAGGTAATACAAATACAACTTCAGGAGCAATATTATTATCTCCAATACCTGATTCTACATACGTATTTAAATTTCATTACAACGCTATGCCTTCTAAACTAGAAGCTTCTAGCAACGAAACAAATTATATTAGTTTAAATTTTCCAAATGGTTTATTATATGCTGCTTTAGTAGAAGCATATGGCTATTTAAAAGGACCAACGGATATGTTACAATTATACGAAGGAAAATATAAACAAGAAATAGAAAAATTTGGCGGAGAACAACTAGGTAGAAAAAGAAGAGACGATTACACTGATGGAACTGTCAGAATACCTGTTAACTCACCAACACCGTAAGGATATAAAATATGGCATCATCATTTACTACACTTGGTATAGAAAAAATGGCAACTGGCGAGAACGCTGGTACATGGGGAGATAAAACTAATACCAATTTAGACATCGTTAACACGGCTATTTCAGGTTATGTAGAACAAGCAGTAACTAGTGGCGGAACTACAGCTTTAAGTATTACAGATGGAGCAGCTACATCAACAGCACAAAATGCTGTTATAAAATTAACAGGAACTATTTCAGGAAACTCTATTGTAACAGTTCCAGATTCTGTAGAAAAAGTTTACATTGTAACTAATGGCACATCAGGTGCTTACACTGTTCAATTTAAAACAGCATCAGGATCAGGTATTACTTTTGGTGTATCAGAAAAAACTACAAAACTATTTTACTCAGACGGAACTAATATTGTTGATGCAGGTTTTAGTGGTGGAACTGATTTAGATGGTAAAGAATTAATATTAGACGCTGATGGTGATACAAGTATTACAGCAGATACAGATGACCAAATAGATATTAAAATAGCTGGAGCAGATGATTTTCAATTTACAGCAAATACTTTTACTGCACAATCAGGTAGTAGTATTGTTGTGCCAGAAAGCGGACTTACTTTTGGAAGCACAGCAATTACATCAACAGCAGCAGAATTAAATTTATTAGATGGAGTATCTGGATTAGTACAAGCAGACTTAACTAAACTTGCTGCAGTTGATTCAACAGCAGCAGAATTAAATATAGTAGACGGTGGAACATCAGCTACATCTACAACAGTCGCAGATGCTGATAGAGTTGTTTTTAATGACAACGGCACAATGGTACAAGTTGCAGTTACAGATTTAGCTGCGTACTTTGATGATGAAATTACAGCAATGCCTAATCTTGTTACAACTGCTGCAACAACAGTAGGCGCATTAAATTCAGGATCAATTACTTCAGGGTTTGGTACTATTGATACAGGATCTTCTACTATCACAACTACAGGATTAATTAGTGGTGGTTCTTTAGATATTGACAATGTTTTAATTAATGGCACAACAATTGGCCACACTGACGACACAGATTTAATTACACTTGCAGATGGTATTGCAACAGTTGCAGGAGAGATTTCTGTAACAACATTAGATATTGGTGGAACAAATGTAACAACAACTGCTGCAGAAATTAATTTAATAGATGGTGGTGCTTCAACAGGAACAACTGCTGTTGCTGATGCTGACGGAATTCTTACAAATGACGGTGGTACAATGAGATTAACAACTGCTGCAACGTTTAAAACATATTTTTCAAGTGGTGCGTCTTCAGCATCAGATGATATTTCAGCTGGTGATGCAGCTGTTAACATTACAACTTCATCAGGCGATATTACGGTTGATTCAAACGCTGGAGCAGTATCAATAGATGGACATACAGGTGTTACATTAGCTTCTTCTAATTCTGGTGATATTACATTAGATTCAGTAGCAGATATTGTTCTAGATGCTGCAGGAAATGATTTTAGTTTTAAAGCAGGCGGCACAGAAATTTTAAAAATAACTAATTCATCAAGTGATGTAATTATTAAACCTATTGTTGATGCTAAAGATATTATTTTTCAACAAAGAGATGGCACAGAAGTTGCAAGAATTGAAGACAATGGTACATTTAACGTTGTAACAAGTAAATTAGCAATCAATGGTACAGCCGTTACATCAACAGCAGCAGAACTTAATTTATTAGATGGTGTTTCTGGATTAGTACAAGCAGACTTAACAAAATTAGCAGCGGTAGATTCTACAGCAGCAGAATTAAATATTATTGACGGTGGCACATCAGCTACTTCAACAACAGTTGCAGATGCAGACAGAGTTGTGCTAAATGATGCTGGTACAATGGTTCAAGTTGCAATGACAGATATTAAAACATATATCGGTGGTGGTGGTAAAGTATTGCAAGTTGTAACAATATCAAAAACAGATACTCATTCAGAAAGCATTTCTGCTAACGCAATGTCATCAGCTAATATTACTGGCATGTCGCCAGCTATAACTTGTGCAGCAACTTCAAGTAAAGTTCTTATTTTAGGTAACTTTTTAGTAGGTAGAGATAGTAATGATGCAAATTCAGCAGTTGGAATACAAATGTTAAGGGGAACAACTTTAATAGGTAATGGAGATGCTGCTTCAAGTCGTTCAAGAGTAGCAACTATGGTTGGACATAGACACGATATTTATATGAATACACTTCCAATTATGTTTTTAGATTCACCTAGCTCAACAAGTGAACTCACATATAATTTTAGATTTTTAAATTCTGATGGAGACACTTCAACTTTATATCTTAATAGAAGTCATGAAGATTCAGATGGAGCATATATTGGTAGAGGAGCATCTTCAATAACACTAATAGAGATAGGAGCATAATGACAGATATTATTTCAGCAATACTTGCAATTAATCCTGATGCTAGAGCAGTTGTAAATGCAGAGGATATAGATCAAATAACTTGGAAAGATGGTACAACACCTATTTCTAAAAGTGATATACAAGCTAAACAAGCAGAACTTAAAACTGCTTATGATGCTAAAAAATATAAAAGAGACAGAGCAATAGCTTATCCTATAATTGAAGATCAGTTAGATGACATTTATCATAACGGTATTGATGGTTGGAAATCAACAATTAAAAAGGTAAAAGATAAATATCCAAAGGAATAAAGTTGACTTAAAGCCAGGAGATATGCTTATATACTCAGGTTGCGAACTAGAGCATTGGAGAGAACCTTTTCAAGGCAAGTTATGCGGACAAGTGTTCTTACACTACAATCATGCAAATGGATCCTTTGCAAAGTCCAATTTGTATGATAAAAGACCTATGTTGGGTATACCCAAAACTCGTTGATTCACAACGCACTTTAATATAATCTGAGAGACATATGTTACAAAAAGTTAAATTTGCACCTGGATTCAATAAACAAGTTACTGCTACTGGTGGCGAAAGCCAATGGGTTACAGGAGACAATGTTAGATTTAGATATGAAACACCAGAGAAGATAGGTGGTTGGGCTCAATTAGGCTCAGTTGATATTACAGGTCGTAACACAGCTATTCATCATTTTATCAATACATCAGGTATCAAGTATGCTGTACTTGGAACAAACAGAATTTTATACGCTTATTCAGGTGGTATCTTTTATGATATACACCCACTTAAATC